GACCTTTGGCTGACCACCCTTCTCCCATATGGTTCGGAACATTCCGTCAATGATATTCAGACTGAGTGCGCGACCCGCACCTGCCGTCCCTGCATCGCAGTTAGCGTCATACCATTGTTGAGAACCCGCACCCGCACCGTTGCGAGTTTGGTTGTATTGGTTGTGATCGGAGATAGCCGTCACGAAGTCTGTTGCTGATTCCGTGAAGGATGACGACAGGCATCGGTCAAGGGATTCAAAGTCGTTCCCTGCGACACTATCAACATCAGCGAGAAGCATGACATTGATATGCTCGGCGTGGTGCTTTGCCATTTCCATCTTCATGACAGCCCTTGCATCTCCCAATCCATCGTCCTTGTCTGCGAGGAACATTGCTGTCTCGCTCAGGTCGAAGGTGTGAGCCACCGTCTTCGGTTTGGTGCTGACCTCAGCGAAAGTTGGCTTGGTAGTCTCAGGCAGGGTCGCGTTCTCAGCAACTCCACCGCCCTTTGCCCTGTCCGGCTTGTCGGTCACGACACGCCATCCCGACTTCTCCCATGGTTTCTTGGGGAGTATGCTGAATGCATTGAACTCTTGATTGAGTTGTGACCATACCTTGCGTCCGAAGATCGCTTGATAGGTTCCTGTTGTACTGCTCACCAAAGGTGAATCAGCCTTGAGGAGATCCGTTCCCGAATAGGCCCAAGCATTTGCGCCCGCACCCGCTCCGTAGTATAGCCTCTCCATGTCTTCTATTGTTCGTATGTAACCTCGACTTCCGCTCATTTCTTCACTCTCCTGTTTTTTCCATCACCCGAAAAACGATCACTCGCCTCTCAAAGCCCTCCGTGCTAGGTCTTCTGTGGCTCTCCAAGCATCTAAGTCGTTGCCCATTGCGGCGAACTCCTCGTGCGTGGGGATGCGAATATCACTCATCGGGACAGCCGTTGCCGACTTCTGAATCTCGGTGGCCTCGGTGCGTAGGTTTTCAATCTCGGCCTTGAGCGTAGTAATTTGCCCGCCGTAATCGTTTGCCTTTTGAACCTCTAATGCGCGAATCGTCTCAGTATCGTATCGTCCTTCCCACTCTTGCTTGACGAGGCTCTTGAGTGCTTCCTCATCGCGTAGGCCCGCATAAGCACGGTAGCCGCGCTCTAAGCCCGCCGGGGTGATCTCGTTACCGGACTTGATGACATTCTGATTGCCCTTTGGCCCATTGTAGGCCATATTGCTAACGCCCGGTTGCTTGATGACATATTTGTTGCCACCCGGAGCCGATAATGAAGGATACGAAGGCTCGGATGCATCCTCGCCGCTTCCGATCTCGTCTCCCTGTCCTCGGTGTGAGTAGCCGCCCTTGCCTTCTTGCAGGTACGCCTTCGCCAATCCGTAGTGTTCACGAACAGCATCGAGATTCACTCCCTGCTCGTGCGCGAACTTCTCAAGAGTGTCGATGTAGGCCACAGCACCCGATGAATCCTCGGATTTCTCGGTGGTTTCCTCTTTCACATCTTCCTTCTCCTCAGATTTCTCTTCGGACTTCTCCTCGTTCTTGTCAATCGCTTTGAGTATGCCACTCAAACTATTTCTTATTTCAACCAATGCTTCATTTTCCGTCATTTTTCCAACTCCGTCGTCGTCCATTTTCAGTATAGTGTACCGAGCCTCCGGGTTAATGCCCTTTTTACACAAGGTTATCTCGTGCAACTCTAGGTCGGTAATCTCACGGTGGCTTCCATGCTCCGGTGTATGCTTACTCACACGGAACAGGGCTTGTCCCCCAATGGAAAAGGCGCGTAGTTCTCCGTCTCGCACCTGCTTCTGCACTTCTCGTGCCTTCTGAATGTCGCTTCGTATTCGGCATACGACGAAAAGCCCGTGATTATCGACCTCGGACTTCCACACGCGACCCTGTGAATCTGAAAAGGAATCAACGACTTCTCCGACTTGGATACCGCTATGAGCGAGTTGGACATTTCGGAATGCCGCATTTTTCATGAATCGTCCGAATGCTTTCTTCAATGCTTCCGGTGGGATTCTGTCACCCTGCTTATCCACCATATCCACGCTTGCGTATCCCGCAACATAGAGGTCATCGCCAATCGCTTCTTTGATGATCCATCTATCGGAGGACTCTCCCATAGCCGACCAACCAATAGAAGGTTCAAGCAATGCCGCACTTGTCATTGTCTCATCCAACGCCTAACAATCGTATATCAAAGACAGCATGACAGCCCTAACAGGATTCATAGGGCTTTATCATCACGAGTGACGGGCAGTATCTCACTTTCCCGCTCATCATGGTCTTTTTCTTTACCCGGATAACGAAGTATAGCCCTTCTTTCCTTAATTTCTAATGTGGCTTCACCATCATCGGTTTGAACTACCATCGAAAGAGGACGAAACAACTCATCCATATTTACTTCCTCTTGATTACTCCGTGGGTCGCCAAATGTAGTGTTTTCCTCTTCGGTTATCTCGGTTGGCCCGGTAGGGGCTGTGATGTCGGCTTGCATTCCCGACCATGCCCCACCATCTCCTGATGCCCTATTCATGCGCGGGAATGCAAACTTCTCGGTAATATCGTCATCAATTGCCTCATTGACCGTCCATAATCCGTTTTCGGTCTGTTCAAGACCATATTCACCCGCATATAATTCCAATATGTTTGAGGTCAGACCTTCAACCTCAGAAATCAGCGTCTTTTCTTTGAGTGCTTCTTCGGCATGAGTGATCGCTAGACGGGCATGACGCATGATGGTTGACATATTGTTGTGCTTGTCATCGTCGTTTTCCTCATCAGTCAGAACTTCGGGGGCTTTGTCCACCGACTTACGCTTGATTGGCCGCTTTCGCACCGAATGGAGGGGTTGCAATGAACCCGTTGATGATGAAGTGAAAGTTCCGCCACCTTCGCCTTCCTTGAGGAAAAGAGCCGCTACGGGACTCCATATCATGAATTGCGCCTGTGCTTGCTTGATGAGATGTGGTGGTCCGTCATACTCCGATACAAAGATGCCATCTTCATCAGAATCGGTTTTGACGATTACAGGGTCGAATATCGCCGGATACTCCAAGATTACATCAGATCCGCGAATGCTCAATTCGGGTAATGGAGGAAGGGGTAGTGATTTCGATATGTCGTCTTGAGCGAACAGAACCCACTTGGGATGCACTTCCCTACCTTTCAAAAACGCTGAATAGGAATCCCGAATCAACAAATCGGTCTTGTCCAATGATGCAATCGTTTTCATCAGTCCCTCATCATCAGTCGTAACGCATGAACTTGGAGAGGGGAAATGCACATTTTCAGTCGTGTTGTATAGCGTTCTCAAGGTATTCACCCTATCTGACAGGGGTTCTAGCGACATATCGGTGTCCTTGTGAACCAACAAATCAACAACCGTCAGAATGTCTCCATCAATATAGCCATCAAATGTAGCATTCCCTTTCACCGTATCCTTAAGTGACTTCTTCACTTTACTCGGCAAACTCACCGGATCAACGCTCTTACCCGTTTTCTTGACTAAGATGTGCTTCCCTTTGGGCTTCTTCTGCACTATCCATTCTCCGCTAAATCCCTTGAGTGTCGCCAAATCATCCAAATCACGCACTACATGGGCGGGTTCAATCAACGATTCAAACACGCCGGTTGGTTTGTACTCATCATCGGCTTTGTGCAAATCCGTTGTTAGAGACGAGTACCCACGCATATTGGGTGATAATGCATGAATCTCACGGGTCTTACTATGAATAGGATGATTCGCATGATTCATGTTGATTCCATTAACCAACCCCTCATGTGCTGTTCGTTGCAACAACGAGAATGGTTGGGCCTTCACATCAAAAGCGACATCACCCATGTTCTTATCCCATTTCCAACCAAGCGTAGCCGTTGAATCGTGACCCCATGCATCGGTACTGCCAGTATTGAATATAGGTGGAGCGATTTTGTTGGAGGACGGATGAACAGATCCAAACTTCCCTTCGTCATGCTTCCCACGCATCAATGAGTAATTCGCGGCGGCGGCTAACTGCTTGATATTGCCCGAAGCAATCGAATTAGCATCTTTGTTGCTCCCTTCTGATGGAACGAACAGACCCTTACCATGCGTCTGTCCCAACTGATGCGACATCTGCATCATTTTCATAGCGAGTGCATTATCACTATCCTTGTAATGCCCGTTATGCAGTTTGTGATATGGTGGATTGGAATTGGGGTGTTCCTCTCGATACTTCCCTCCACGCGCATTACCAAGATCGGCTATCCCCTGCATGGCTCTCCCGAATCGGCTTATTGCAAATGCTTGGGGTGGTATCGTCATTCTTGCACCTTGACCGCTTATCTCAGATGGATGAAGATGATGTTGATTAGATGCGTGACTCCAATTGGCCCTCCGTCGCTCAAAATCAACATTTCCTGTTGAAACTGGTGAATGGACATTGAATTGTTCAGGCTGTTCCCGCGCCATGCTTGGGAAATGAGAACCACTCAACATATGTGGGCCATCAACTTCAACAGCATCAGTCAAGAACGGACTCAACCAATTATCATTGAATACATCAGGATACGATTGTTGGAGCAGGGAGTCTAATGAATCGGAACTTCGACCCACTCCACCCCAATACTGAAACGGTTCCCACCAATGGTAATTGTGCGCTTCTTCTTCGTCTATGAATGGATGAGTCAGATGAGAAGTGGCCTCATCATCAGTTGGCGAAGTAGTCGGGCCATGCCGATCGCTTGGGCGTAGCCACCACGCTTTGAGAGGTGTGAACCTATCACGCCAATTTCGCAATGCCCTATCCCATGTTATCCCGGTTTCTTGCATGGAATTACGAATTGACCTTGCTCGCGGCGAATCCAAATCACTTGTCGTAGCGAGTTCTTTCATCAACTCCACGAATCGCTCATTGTTCTCATCGGTGTTCCATTCTAAGCCGAACAAGTAGGGGAACAGGCCGAAATTGTCGGATAACTGCTCTTGCTTCGCTTCGCCCCACTCCTCCTCGGACGGATACCGTTGAACATCAGCACGGTGCATATCCAATATCGAAACATCAGGATCACCGTAAATCTCCCGTTCTTCGGGGGTCAATCGGATTCGACGCTCCCCCGCATGATGTTCATAGGCTAATGATGAAACCCCCGCTTTTTGGCGTTCCTCCTCGCTCTTATTCTCATGTTCAATGAAATTGAACAGGTGTTCGACATACATCGGTTCTCCCCATGCCGCACCATGAAGGAGAGGGCAACAATTGGATTTCATTCCAAATGGCTGATGTTCTCCAAAACGATTCTCGGAATCTGTAATCGGCCAATCGGAGAGATAAGATGATGAAACCTTCGTGTGACCCGCAAGGAATGATTGGAGGTCTTGAGGTATGACCATCTGCGAGGGGGATATTGGCGAACCGAGATCTCGGAACGAATAAGGCAACTCAG